GCTCCTTCATGCGCTCCACAATTTCGGTGGCCGAGCGGGCGCTCATGTTCTCAGGTGGCAGGGACTCATCAAGCAGGATGCGCTTGATGTTCTGGATCAGATCGTTGATCACCAACTGGCTGACGTTGAAGTCGCCAGAGCGCGGCAGGGGAGCCAGTGCTGGGCCTTGCGGGCCACCATTCCTGGCCACCGGGATGATTGCTCCAGGAGCCAGCTTTACGGTGTTGGGGTTCAGCACGCCATCGTCTGCGGCGGTGTAGACCCCGGCCACAGCCAAGGATGCATTCTTGAGCAGCAATTCCTTGGTCTTGTTCAAGGTCTTGATGTCGGGCAGCGCGGTGAGCAGGGGACCACGGCCATAAATTTCGCCGGCCACCTTCATGTAACGGCTGATCACCCATGGGCTGGTTTTCCTGCGGCGATAGACGATCTCGTCCTTGCCGTGCTTCCAGATCACGTGGTAGCAGTAGTCGCCACGTTTTGCGTCATAGACGATGGCCTCAAGCAACTCAACATCCTCGGTAGGCTTCTCCTCAATGAGCCTGGCCAACTGGTCTGGAATCTTGGCATCAGTCCACTGGCGCTGGATGCTCTCGCCCTTCATCCGCATCTTGCGATAGACATTGTCCACCTGGCCGTTGACCCCTTCCTCATAGGTCACCAGGAAGAGCGGAACCGGGACAAAGTTGATGGGGCTGACATCATCGCCTGGCTGGACCATCATGCAGGCAGTGCCGACAGACAGGTCAAGCAGGAACTCCCCCATGGCGATGTCAAAGTTGGATTGCTTGAGGACGGTGAACATCTTGTCGCCGTATTGCTCAAGCACAGCCTGGGTTGTTGGCTTGCGGTCAGCGGGGATGTCGTTACCCGCCTCCAAGGTACACCATTTGCGCTGGGGCGGGAACACCACAGACTGCAAGCGGTTGGCAAAGCGTTGAGTGCTGTTGATGGCCGTGGAGTCAAAGACCCTGGTCATCTTGTTCTTGCCTGTATGGTTGCCTTCCCAGACCCCGTATAGCTGGCGCTGAGGGAGTGCAAATTCATAGGCATCCATGTAGAGCGCCTGGAACTCGTCCTTCTTGCGTTGGGCGGCTTCCTGGCGTTTGATGATCTGCTCAGGGGTCAGACGCATCCCACCAGATTGGTTTCCATATTCCATGATCAGTCCTTTTCCATTTTGTACTTGGCCAGCAGGTTGCGCCCTTTGGCGGCAAGCCGTGCGGCAGATGCGCGTGTCTTGGGCACTGGCTCACCCCACGCATGGGCGGCAAGCGCCAGCCTGGTCGGCTCACCGTTGTCTTTGACCAGTGGCCCGGACGGGTTGGTGTAGAAGCGGGTCAGGAATGATCCCTTGCGCCTTGCGCGGTCGCCCGATGGGTTGCTGTCCTTGACCCCAGGCTGGAGGTTTTTGCTCTCGCCAGACCGCTCAAACTTGCGCCGACCAGCCTCGGTCAACCCGCCTTCAGGGTCTTTGTACTTGCTCACTTCTTGCCCCTTGCCGCCGCCATGTTATCCACCAGGTTGGGATAGGGTCGGCCAGCTTTCTGCGCCCGGCGCATCGCCATCCGCTTCTGTGCCGGGGACAGTTCCTTGGACTCACCAAGCTCTTTGGGGCGCGGCTTGTCCCAGACTTCTTTCTTGGCCATCAGTCTTCCTCCTCCTTGAGCAGGTACTGGGCAAGCAGGGTTCGCTCTTTGCGGGTCAGGGTCAGATTTTTCTGGAGCTTCTTGCCGATGGCCATCTTCATCTCGTCCATCATCTCAGCCTCGCCCATTGCCTCGGCTTCTTTCCCGTTGCCATTGCCTTTGATTTCAATCTCAACTTTCATGCCTTGGCTCCCTTCATCAGCCCTTGCTTGCGGGCTGCTCGTTGCTCGGACAGGGCGATGGCGATGGCTTGCTTGGGATTGGTCACCTTGTCGCCAGAGCTGGACTTGAGCTTGCCAGCCTTGTATTCGTGCATGACCTTTTGGACCTTGTCGGCTTTCATGGTCACTGCCCCAGGTTGCTGGAGCCACCCAGCATCCCCACTTCGGGGGTCAGCCGGGTGTCAGACAGCAGGGAACGGCGACCGCCACGCACACGGGCACGGATGCGACTTGCCTCGCGCTCCGCTGATTGCTGGCGCTCCGTGGCCAACTGGTCGGCCATCTGCTTGGCGGTGGTGTCAGCCTGCGCCTTTTGCTCGGCATACTGGGCCTGCTGGGCCTGCAACTGGGACTTGGCGGCCTCTGCGGCCATCTGCTGGGCCTTGGTCTGCTCGGCCATCTGCGCCTCAATCTGGGCAGATGCCTGGCGCTGTTGGGCCAATTGGGCATCGCGGGAGGCATTTGCGTCTCTGCGTGCCTTGTCAGCATCAATCGCCATCTTGGCGGTGGCAATGGCTTGAATGTATGGAATTGCTGCGGCCATGGTTGAAATCCTTTGTGAAGATGAGAACACCAGCACCAGGATTGGCATAGTTCAGGATTTCACCAGTTGGCTGGAACCCGAGCGAATATGCCCATGCCTGGGCATCCTTGCGCCCGGATTCTACGTACATGAACACAGACCTCAAGCCTTCCGATAGCGCATAGATATTCAAAAGCTCAATTATTTTCCTAGTGAGCAATATCGGATATCTGTGTTTGAGTGATGGGCTGATCAGCGCCCAGACCTCAACTGACTCTCGGCTGATGGTGAACATCCCGCAGGCAAACAGGAGTTGGCCATTGACCTCCATGGCCGCTGTCGGGCCGTGGGCTGATTTGATGGTGATGACTTGGACCTGGTCTTCAGTGAGGTCTGGCTCAATCTGGGTGGCCATGGTTGGGTGGAATTCAAGCCACCGCTCCCCAGGCCTGAGCTTGATTCGGTCAGCCAAAGACATCAAAGTCCATGCTGGCTGTGGCCTGCTTCATGGGCTGGCCACCGAGCTGGTGTGTGCGGGTCATGCGGTTGTACTCGCCGCCGCCCAGCATCAGGTAGCCGAATGAGTCGCCAATGTGGGAATGCTCGTTCTTGTTGGGCGCATCGCGGAACCTTTCCTGGCCAGCGCCCATTGCAACGCGCTTGAAGTGATAGCCACCGCCTAGCGCCTTCCTGAGCAACTTGCATTCGCGGTTGACGATCAGCCCTGGCTTGCCCTGGACCAAGCGGTTCATGGGTGCGGCTGATGCCTCGCGGCGCACCTTGAAGTCGTTACTGGCCGTGGGTTGCGCCTTCAGGCCCAGGGTTCGCAGGAACTCAAAGCTGGTCACCTCATAGATGGCATCCCTGGCCATGCCAGCGGGGTCGCCCCAGAGCAGCACTTGGTGGTTGGGATAAAACTGGTTGAGCAGGGCGAGGAGCTCCATGCCGAACCGCTCAAGCCCCATGTCAAAGGTCACGATCTCCTTGTGAATCTCCCAGCGCCCATTGGGCTTGCGCTGACCAATGGTGGCCGCGGGGGTCAAGCCAAAGTCCAATCCAACCTGAATCGGCACGCTGGGGTCAACCTCTGTCTCCCCGCTCATGCTGGCATCGTCGTACTCTGGCCAGACGGGTCGCCCCTCCTGCACATAGGTGTAGAGGCCACCTGCATAGCACCTGATCCAGTCCATGTTCTTGCCGAGCAACATCTGCTGGTAGTAGCCAGCTGGCAGGTTGTGCAGGTTCTCGGCTTTTGGGTTGACCTTCCACCATTTGCCAGATGAAAACACATGGTCATTGGCCTCCGGGTTATCTGGCAAGTCTTCAGGTGGAACCTCCAGCACGCCGCCCGGTTGCTTCCAGAACTTCCAGGCATAGGGGCCAGTCATCTTTTCCTTCTCGGCCATGTTGTGCCACCAGTGGTCATCATCCATGGGGTTGGTGTCCATGATGATGCCGTGCCAGGTGGCTCCCCCATCGCGCTTGGTTGGGTAGCGGCCAACCCGGTGGGTGAGGCCGTCAATCACCGCCTTGGGCAGTTCTCGCGCCTCATTAACCCATGCGCCTGTCAGCTCGAGGGACAGCAACTTCCTGACATCCTTTGGCTGATCAAGGGCCAGGAAGATGACCTCGCAGTCAATGCCAGCGGCTCCATCGCGGGCGGGCAAGCGGATGTGGTGGGTGATGGGTGGAGTCCACAGCATTGGTCCAAAGGTGGACTCGGGGAACAGGTCCAGCCAGGTCTTGATGGTGGTGGTCTTGAGCATCGGGTAGCTGTTTCGCACCACCGCCCAGCGGGAATATCGAATGTTGTCAATCGGGGAAGGCTTTTGTTGAACCGCTTTGATAAAGATTTTCCCGCAGCATCCGTATGATTTGCCCGACCCCACCGGCCCCATGATGCCCTGCACGAAATTGTTGGACTTGATGAAGTCGTAG